TTGTGTTGTAGTCCGAATCGTCGCTGGCGTCACTGGCTTCATCTTCGGTTGTTGGGTTGTAGTCCGAATCGTCGCTGTCGGAGTCGTCGCTGGCGTCACTGGCTTCATCTTCGATGGTTGGCTCGTAGTCCGAATCGTCGCTGTCAGAGTCGGCACTGGCGCTGGATTCACCCTCGGTCGTTGGCTCGTAGTCCGAATCGTCGCTGTCATGCGTAAAGCGAACGTGTCGATTTTGCCCATTCTGAATCTCAATACTGAGTTGTGGCTCCTGAATGAGCGCGTCAATCCACGAAGTAGTGTATGTCATACTCCCTCCCATTGCTCCCTTTAACTTGAATGTCATCGATTCTTTAAGTGAACAATTTCGTCATTCATCGCACTCCATTCTCGCCGGAGTCGACGTTGACAAACCGCATACGACGGACATTCGTTGCACAAACGCCACGCGTGTTGGATCCTGATCGCCGCCGACCCATACTGAACGTAAGCGGTACGCGCCTCTTGAAAGGAGGTCGGGTAGAAACGCGGCACCCGATCGACTGTCGTCTCGCAAACAAACCGCAAATTGTTCAACATACCCTCCAACAGCTCGTTCGACGGGACAGGGACTGTCGTTGAAAACATCATGGTATGCATCACCTCAAACATTAGTTGGAGCTGACTGACGACCATCGAGAACAAGAGCTCTTTCAATCGGTCTATTGACGGGTCGTGGATTGTAAACGAACCGTCAATCACGACCCACACGACATCCACGACGTTGATTGACAGTCGTTCCCCAACAATCCACTCAGCCCACGACGTTTTGAACACATCGTGTGTAAAGTAACGAAACAACGACGACTTAACGCGACGCAAGTCGATCAAAAGCGTGTCGCTCATTTCATTAACATCGACACACGATGTTAAATTAGAATAATTTAGAATAATTTATAATGTATTGTAAAGACAAAAGATGTACGAACGCAAACGTCGAGAAAAAATGTACAAACGGCGAGAATATGCATCGGGTAAATCAGCGAGTAATTTTTTTAGTAATCTAATGGGACTTGCCAAGAAAGGTGTCAGAGCTACTTCACACTTTATCAAGGCTGGCTCGAGAGTCGGTGGACAGGCGTTAGGTAAAGCTAGCAGAGCACTTGGTAGGGGAGGGAGAAGTGTAGCGAAACGAGGCAAGAATATTCCGGGAATGATTGCAAGAAACCCAAAGCTAGTACTGCTGGCCGCGGCAAGTGGGACCGCTGCTTATGCTGCATACGATCATAAAAAAGAACTGGATGAGGAGGAGGAAGATTGTATGAAAGTATGTTATCCAGAAGATTGGCTGAAATACACAAGCGGGGAAATAACCAGGGATCAACTGACTTATAAGGATGAAACAGTAGAGGGTCAAGCATATCTAGATGAATACAAAGATGAAGAAGAATTTGACGCAGGCGTTTTTTGCACAAAAGAAAATCACCGTGCAGCAGGAATAATTGAAATTGGCGACCGCGATCACTGCGACAAATACTGCAACAAAATTTGCGCCAACAAACCATGGTGGGAAGATCCTTTGGGTGCAGGAAACGAAGCAGCAGAAACAATGGCTGAAGAATTTTTGGAGAAATTGATGAAAATGTTGCGAGAGCTTCCAATTATCGGTCCATTCATCGAATCATTCGAAGAGTTCATTCCGTACATTGTCGGATTCATTTTTCTCTTCATCGTCTTTAAAATATTTACAACGTTAAAAGCAGTTGGTGTGTTTAAGATGTTCAAGAAAAAAAGAGTAGATTAATACCAGGAAAGGGATTCGAACCCTTGTAGTCAAACGACTAGTGGCACTTGAGGCCACCCCCTTGGACCGCTCGGGCATCCTAGCGAAGATTGCGCCATGTCGGGCTTGAACCGACGACTTTTGCATAGCTTTGTACGATTGTGACGACAAAGTCACTCAATATACCGATGGTATAAGTACAACGCTCTAACCAACTGAGCTAATGGCGCAAATGAACACTCGGAGTCCGCGTGTTCGTTAAACACGAGATTGACGTAACACACTCGTCAACCCTCCTGCGGAAACACTTCGCCGATAAACGCGTCGCAGTGGGAACAAAACCCAGGAAACATTTCCCTCATTTCAATCATCTTGAGACGAATCGATCGTTTGAACGCCGGAGATGTGTCGACCACTGTCCAGTTCTTTCGCAAAAATACACATAGCTCAGCGCACCTATCTGTGAAATACGTCTCACGCTCACTCAAAAGAGCATCGTACGTTGTCAAATCCGTCACATTGTTCAACGTCTCCGAAAATTCTTCATCGGCGTTGTCCCACTTGACGAAAAAAACCCGCATGTCCAACACAAATCGCGCGCCTTCGACCAACTCTTGAATGGCCTCTTGGAACCGTGCATCTTTCGACACACACGCAAATTGAATTATGTCATGATGATCTAACAAGGTCGCAATATGAAAGGCGATCAGCGGTTGTTCCAGAACACTTTGAACGAAAACCGCCATCGTCGTGTTGTTACAATGAGTCAAGTCGTACTTTAAGTGAAATTGGTTTGATATCAGCAGGGTTTGAACCTGCGCAGTCGTACGACTAGTGGTGCTTAAGACCACCCCCTTGGACCACTCGGGCATGATATCGAGAACCTCGCGTGGGGATCGAACCCACAACCTTTCGGTTAGAAGCCGAACACTCTATCCAATTGAGCTAGCGAGGCTACTGGGTGTGGAAGTACTCACTCCCAATACTACTCACATGCATTATCCTTAAATAGTATTAAATTCGGTTTTACATATTGACATATTGGTCGATGTATTCTTTTTCAAAAACTCAATTATGTCGTCGAATGTCTCCTTGAACACCCTGTTGTCGCGTTTTTTTGGAACAAGAGTCACGATCCTTCGACGACTAGATTCTTGAAACTTTTCCGACGGTGGATAGTCGTCCGACAGCGTGAGCAGATAGAAACCCTTGGGTGGGCATGTCAACGACCAGTCGTCTTGTTTCCAACGTTCGCGACAGGAGGTTTTGCAGCTGAGGACAAAGTACTGACGAATGTCCGTTTTCAGGCGGACGTCACCCACGACAAAATCCAGACGATGATGACACTTGGCGATGCGATTGTGTTTTTCGTATCCCACGACGATTCCGCGCTCGTCGATGTCGACTTGACGCTGAAACACCAGATTGTTTTCGTTCAAAATATCCGCAACGAGTTGTTCGAACAGTCGTCCATTGCGATCTCGTGAATATTGCTGACGGCTGTTCAGTCTGGCGAACAGATCCATCTGATCTGCTTCGTTGGGGACTTCCAACTTCATGTACTCGCTGAGAATGGCTTGCTTGTCCTGAAAACAGGCGTTCACCCGATGACTGACGAACAGGCGAATCCGCGAGTTCATCGGCAACCGACGTATACCTGTATTGTTCATCGAAGGCCTTTAAGTGTTAAAAAATTATAAAAGAAATTGATTAGATCGACTTTTTTTTTACAGACCGTCTTCGTCCGTGTAATCGAACTCAAGTACGCGGCACGTTTTCGCACAGAATGAGCTGCTTGTAAATCGTGTGGCACGAGTGACAATCATGTAGAGCGCGATGCATGATCTCTGGCGTTTCGTGGGTAATCTTGCGGTACACCTCTACCAACTTGGGCCATTTGGAGCTGCCCATGAATGCCGCCACCCGCTCGTTCTTCATGGTGCACACCACGTCGACTCGTGTCAAGAACTGCGTCAACTCGGGTAGGTTGTAGAAGATGCTCTCGGAAATCAAAAACCCAATGTCGAATTCCACGTTGTGTCCGACAATCGTACGAATGTCGTTCTTGACCAGAAACGCGTAAAGGTCGACGAGAACATCGCGCGCCGCCAATCCGGTGTCGTCGATCATGTTCATTGTAATTCCATGAAAACGTGTCGTAAACGTCAAGTCGATCGAAATTGGATCGGTGTTGCGCAACAGGGCCGCGTATTCGGTGTCTGTCGACGGATGCAAATACGCCAATTCGATCACATGAAGGCCACTGTACGCGGAGATGTGATTGGGCACATCTCGAAGCGCGCTGATTCGCTTCGTAGGGATACCGTTGGTTTCCACGTCAAGCACGATGTAGTTGGTCATTGTGCCTATTGGTTTATCACTCGTCGTCCTTTAAGTGGAATTTGTATTTTAATATCGTTAACTTGTAAGATGCGATTCTTTGGGCTCTTCGCAAGGAATGATAAACGGTTGAGACTCAACGACGGCTCATGGAAATTGAATTCCCGACTGATGAACACGGCTGGAAAGCGAGACGCGTGGTTGCGCACGCTCGACCGATACGAATACCGAGTCGGCAGTCGCATCGGCGACAACAGCGTGTTTGGCACCGTTCACAGCTTCGAGCCCACACGCAAGGTCGACGCGACGAGTCGGTTGAGTTTGTACGTACTGAAGCGTGTCGCAATCACCAAAAACAACAAACACATGATGGATCGGATTATCTACGAAGCCGTATTCGGTGAAACGTTCGTTGATGCACCGATCCCGGTGGTCGTCGCACATCGGTTCGACAAAAATACGGGTGTTTACGAAATTCTCATGCAAAACATCCTGAAAACGACCGCGGAGAGAGACCGATGCGCGTCGTCGTCGCTCGACGCGTACTATCGGAAGCACCCCGACCAGGATAAACGAACGCTGCGAAAAGTGCACGACACGATTGTAGAGTTTTACAAAAGGACCAAACATTTCCACGGTGACTTGCACCTGGCGAACTTGATGGTGACGTACGACAAGCGAGCGCCACATGCGCTCTCCAAAGTGTTCGTCATCGACTTTGGATCGTCAATGCCGTTTCTGCGAACGGATTGGCCTCGGATCGATCGGATGAAACGGCTGCATCAGTTTGAGGGTGCAATCACCGACGCGTTTTCTAATCTGCACGAGCGTCAAAATTTTAATTCGAAGGAACACAGCACCGTGTTCGGGCCCCTCGTATGGTTGAAGCACGGCGGCGCGGTCTTGCATAATTTAAAACAAGTGCAACACGCGGAGTTTTGGGACAAGATTTTGACCCACTCTCGGAAAAACACGAAATTTAAAAATACGGCATAAGTTCGTATTATTTCAATAACCATGGCAGACAATGCATCGCGCGATGGAGATTTAAAGTTGGAAATTAAATATATAGTACTAACATGGATTCTGGTACTACACACATTTATTACAATGATTTATCAGAACTTGATAAAGTAATGTTTGATTATACCGCTGAACATATATGTCCAGATGGGTACGATCGTGTTCCAGAAATGGATGAATGGTATAAATCATCACTAGAACCCCTGGGTTCTGATAGAGTTTTCGAAACACCCCACCTCGATGGACCATTTGGATTACTTCCGTACACATTACTTCGTTGTGTTTATGTGATTCATGGGAATAGGAGTGTATGCACTGTGGTGAATGGAAGGGGTCGGGTATTAACAGATGGTGAACACCTCATGTTTGATTATAATCGTGATGTACACTACATTGACCGTCTAAAAGACGTTCATGACGAGATTGATAGAATTGTGTATAAGATTCATTATGTTAAAAAGCAGTTTGGGTATAAAATGTTCGCTCGTCTAAACATTTTATGGAATACATCTGCTCGAAAGGCTTTTAATAAATCTAGGGTCCCAAAGACATTATATGAAAAATGCGTATCGAAACTAATTAACAGTGGAACTCGTGTGTATTGTGCTTCATTTCCCTACATGCTCAACATTGGAAAAGCTCTAACACGAGTGGCTGGGATGTCATTTTCAGAGCCACGTGGCCTAGCAAAACCTAACCCAAAATCCTACGCCCTCATCTCGTACTCACAAACAAGCGACGAACTTCAAAATCGTCCTGGACCCGTAGTTGAGCTTGGTGACTCTGTGTGGTAAGACGACGGGTCTCACCATCACCAGTGTGTTGGGTTTGGGCTTGATGGACATGTGTTTGCCGCGATGAACAAATTCGAACCGGCAGTCCGACGTGTCGTCCATCGTCAACACGCACTCGTAATACTTGCTAGATTCCAACAGCGTGTCGCGATGCCAGTCAAACCCGTCCGATCCTTCGAAATACCTTCGGTATTCGGTATGAATGATCGGCGGTCGGGTGGTCCGAATACCAGCAAACAGCACGCGATCGACGTGCTTCGGCACGTGTTTCGACGTAAGACGGTTAGCGTTGCGTGCGTCCACGTACATGGGTAACGTCCTGCAAGTCAAGTTGAGTGCTTCGAACGTGGATGCGTCAAAGAAGTTTTCAATGACAAGTATCGGTGGGTACTCGTCTTTGGGTATTTTCAACTGCATGGGATCGCCCTTGTCTTCAATTGCATTTTTTTATTTCAACCTATAAATAGATTCCAACACGCGATTGATCTCACCCTGGTACGATTGATCCATCTCGACGTCGTCCAATGGATTGAGGACGATTCCTTGGGCTCGGGCCTCCTTCGAATCCTCGTCGACCGTCACGTCGTCAATCAGGTAAAACGACGAGTGGGTCTGTAGCACAAACCTCGAAATCTCTTCCTGATCGTAGTCAAACAGATCTTGAAGTTGAGTATCGACCATCGGAGCCGGACGTTCGGAGAGCACGTAGGTGATTCTCAACGTTTCGTCGCGGGGGTCGATTTTCGCAGATACGATCGGTTGCAGATGAAGCTGATGATCCAAAAAGACACTCGCCGTACCGAGTTCCGTGAACGAAAACACCAACGGCGCGTTGTCTCGTTTCTGCATATACGACGGGATCGAGGGATTGACATCGAGTCGCTTTTGATACTTGTTGGTGGACAACACGGAGATTCGCCCCGAGCGAGGCACGCGCGCGTTGGACAATACGAACATCGCGTCCCCCATTTTAGTATAGTTTGCATTTAAAATAAAATACTTAAGTGCGGTCGAACGATTTTAACTAAACTTAACTACAGTCGTTCGGTGTAACATTGGACTTAACTGTAGTCCATCTATTTCACACTATACGAAGATGGAAACATGTTCGATATGCTTGGAGGACGTGTCCGAGACCGAACGCCATCTCACCCCATGCAGTCACACATTTCATCTCGCCTGTATGAATGCATGGCTCAGGTTCAAACACACCTGCCCGACATGCAGGTCACAACTTGATGCATCGAATGTCGTGATCGACTCTCAAGACGTCGATCACGACGACGACGATTTGGTTCAATACTATTTCGAATCCGTGGAAGAAATCGACGACGAAAATGACGTCACAGATTCCGACGAATCGCAAGACGAACCGTGGTGTTACGAAGAGTATTGATCACTCACAAATTAAAAAAACCCGACATGCGAGCACCCATCTTGCTCTCCATGTTCCAGTGCATGACGACGGTCGCGTCGTCGACGTCGATTCGACACGTACGTCAGCGACTGCTTCGCAACAACGCCGTCAAGGCGCTCACTGCCCGACCACCTGGATCTCTCGGAAAGACGATTGCGGCCGAAGACGTGGACTCCATGCAAATCGGTAGTCTACATTTGAAGATGGTCCTGCACGGAACCAACGTGTCCGTCATCGTATTCGCGAACATGAAGGTGAAAATCAGCGGGGGGTTGCAGAAAATGGAGCTGTTCGACTCCACGGATGAGTTTTGGGCGTTCGTGAGCCACTCGCTGGTCACCCCTTGCCTCGGGCAGCTGTTTCCATCCGAGACGGAGTTCGTCATCACGTCCGGCATGGTGAATGCAAACTGTCGACTCGGCGAGCGACTTTCGTTCGACGTGTATCTTAAAAAGCTGGACAAGCTTCGCGAGGCGATGAACGACCGGACCGTCATTTTTCCAAAGTGCTTCTCCGACGATCGACGAGGGCGTCTCTGTTCGGTTCGCATCAAGCGCGCGGACATGTTGGGCACTTTGATTGTCGATCATCATCTCACACTACAGGCGTTCGCGTACCGTGATATGAGCGCGTTGCAAAAGGACATCAGCGAAGTACGGGCGCTGTTAGTTCAACAGACCCTCTGAGATGAGTTGACGCACGACCGCATCGACACCAGCTTTTGTGCGCGTCAGTCGTTGCTGCTGAGAAACAGGGTTGGTCTCTACCGTGGCGGTATCCGTAGAAGACGTAGAAGCCATTGTTTTCGTCATTATTTGTTTACGTTGTCTTAAAGTGAGATAAACATCACGGGACAAGATCCCTGAAGTAGAAATGCGTCCTGTCCACATTCGTGAGACCCATAAAGAAAAACCGACCGCGTTTTCCGACACTAAAACCGCCCGTGTTAGTTTTGATCCGAACCGTGTACGAATTGTCATTCACGACAAAGCCCCCTTGAGAAATTTTCAAGCACAGCGGGTCGGTCGCGTCGATGTACCGGACGAACCGACCAGTCCATAGTTTGAATTGAGAAGGCACGTAAACCATGTCGTCGAGTTTTTCGGTTGCCTCGTCGATGACGTTTGTGTTGTGCTCATTGCGATACTTGGTAATAAGCGACTTCAAGACGATCGCCGCGTCGTGGTGTTTCAGTGTGTCATAGGTGAGCGTGGTTTCGAGTCGGATCGATTTAATTGACTTCTTCATACAATTCGTGAATAAATTTGACAAACGGGCTGCGTTTGATATCGTCTGAGGTGAGTTGAACCCAATCGAAGTGTTCGTCGTCTATAGTGGCGGCAAGCAAATTCCTTAAGTGATCAAGTCCATTTGCAGCTTCAAGGTCGCTTTGACTACTGTCGCCGTTGATAATCAGTTTCGTGTTGAACCCAACCCGAGTCAACAGGGTCTTCATCTGCTCGGGGGTGGCGTTCTGCATTTCGTCGGCCAAAATGACGGAATTGTTCCACGTGTGGCCACGCATAAACGTCAGGGGTATGAATTGAAAGCTTCGGTTCGCTGTGTACGCGTGGATAACGTCGGTCCAGGGGGCGCTCTTGTCCTCGACGTTACCTGGGAGGTAGCCAATCTGTTCCTGCATTACGCCTATCAGCGGTCGCGTCACGACGAGATGTTCGTACTTGTTGTCGGGTTCGTCGAGCAATCGCATGGTGGACTCGAGCGTGATCATCGTCTTACCCGAGCCCGCAGGTCCCTCCACGACCGTCAATGTTTTCGGCCCAAACACCGACCGCTTGATTTGTTTTTGGTTTTTCGTCAAAAAAAAAGATTGTGAGATTCCAGTGCGACAGGTGACGATCTTCATTGTCATCAATTAAGGTTTCTAGTTTTAAATCAGTTTACGTGAATGTCCACCGTTGCAATTTACGATGACCTCAAAGATACCGCGTCGTCCCATGCTCGAAAGCCAAGGAACTATCGACAAAGATTGGATGACAATGCTTCAAGTGTTAAAGCAACCCCAGCACGTATTGGATGTGCCGTTTCAACAGACTCTGATGCGCGCAGCATCAACGACAGTAACACTAGTATACTCTCAAACGATGTGTTATATCAACAGACGGTATAATTATTGGGTGATTCGATGTGTATCTTTGGACACGAACGTCACACGTACCGTGGACGCGTACGCCTACTGCGACAAGGTTGACGTGTTTGGGATGTGTATCGCGAATGGCCTATTGATTTTGAGTCGCGACGAGTATTTTCTCTTGGCGTTCGACTTCCCTTGTAAAACCACCGCGAACGACCTTCAGGTCGATTTTCTGTTCGCACCACAAACCAATCGACACATCGTATTGATGCACGCCCCCAACGAGAGAGCGGTGTATGTGTACATTAGTCATACGCAAGAAATGCTCCGCTATTCGACGTTCCCGCAGACACCCATCGAGCTGTTCACGTGCTATTGGTTGTGTGACGAGACCGGGTCGTTTTTATCGAGCGAC